ACATAGATCATATCATAATGCGCTTCTTGCCTATCAACTGTATATAATGATTTTAAGGTATAGACAGATGCGTAGCCAACCAATGCAGTGTTGCATCTAGCTGTATAAGTTTTTATTGCATCAGCTTCTTGTAATTTATAATAAGACAACCAATCAATCTGTAGCTGATAGTCTTTATGCGTTATCGCTTTTTCCCAATGATTTGCAAGTAGATATTCAACTTCTGTTTTAAAGTTAATTATTTTCTCTTCTGCAAATATCATAAATTATCCTATGAGTTTGAACCCCAAATTGCATTTTCTTCTTGTATGGCTGTAACAAACTCTAAACCCTTATCACCTGCGAAATGATACTTTTGGTCTTCGTCAGTATATCTTCTTGGGTAAGCCCTGCCTAATCTTAGCAAACTACTTTCCGCAGTTAGTGAAATAGTAGCCTGATCTCCATCGTCTTCTACACTTAATAAATCAATAAATCCATCAAATAAAACTATAGGGTCGCCAATTAAATCTGGTGGCGTATTTAGAGGGTTAACAAGAGCTAGATACAGAATTATACTGTTCCCCTGATAATCCTCAGTAACAGCCCTAGTTAATAAATCAGAAGTAATATCATTTGAAGATATAGCCATGCTGAGAGTAATACCAGTAGCCCCTAAATCGCTTGTTTCTTCTATGTTATCTAACCCTATAATGCCGCCACTACCTTGATAGGTGTTACTGTCATAGGTTATGTCATAGTCACCAGTCCACAGGTATAGCGGAGTATCAAACATAGCCTTAAACATTATTCTTGGTGATACTGTTTCATTTCCAATGTATGAAGATGTACTCGCGTGCAGGCTTCTGCTCATTATATAACCTCATGACATGGTATGGTCAAAGAATGCCCCTCGTTAACACTCACATCATAACTTGGGTCATTAATGCTTAGCCTAAATGAGCCTATAGAATTTGTGGTGTATACAGAATCATTAGGCGCAATATTAGTTCTCAGCTTTGGAGTTATTTCTATATTTGTATTACTGTTTGCATCATAATCTTCTAGTGCCATATAAAGCCTGTTACTAAGGCTGAAATATGTTCCTCTAGTAAAATCATGGTCAGGTGTTACGCCCATGTTGTTTGTAATATCTATATTGTCATCGCCTATGCTACCTGCGACAGATATTCTATAATGGTTGCTTAGTGATTGTGGCAAAGAAACCTGAAACGTACCTAATCTGCCACGCAAAGATTTTAAAAATCCGCGCACGTTTCTCGCATCTTCTCCAAATAACGGCACAGTTTTAATATCTAACTCCCACCGCATCGCGCCATAATCCTGAAACTGTTGCTTGAAAGTAAATGGAGATTCAGTAACCCCAATCTTTTCAACCATACGCAGATTGTATGATTGAATTATAGTGCCACCATCTTGTGCTACTGGAAATAATATTGGGTATGTTATAGCCATTTAACTCATCATCCTCGCAAAATTGCCGCCTCTTTGTGCCGCGTTAGCGACAGCCATTTTAGCTTCTTCTGCAATTTGTGGCATTAGATTTTGTATTTCTGCTCGTACTGTTTGCTGTACGCCAGTGGTTACATTGATTGTCTGGTTAACAACTACACCGCCAGTTGCTTGCCCTTTGGTGTGGTCAATAACAGTTTCATTAGGGTGTAGTATAGCAGGAAAACCACCCTTGCCATCAAGACCGCCTGACCTAGAACCGCCACCAGTAAAGCCACCACCATCATAGGATTGTGCTGCTGTTGCTCCAATAACAGCCGCATTAGCATAACCCAATCCTTTAACTATATTTGCCATTGCTACACCTTTAGCGTTCCATGCTATTAGCGCACCAGGTCCACCTAAAGCTACTGTTGGTGCAGCACTCGCGTAAGCTGCTAGTGTTGATGCAGCAGCAGAATGCGCTCCAACTATAGCTTGTGCAACAGCTATACCTTTTGATATGGCAAATAGTGTAGCGTGTTCCTTTGTACCTTTTTCTGTTGCCGACATTAATCCATTCACAATATTTTGCGAACTGGACAGCACAGAATTCTGTGCAGAAATAGTGGCTTGCTGTATGAGTCTCTGGTTAGCAACTATAGAATTTGTGGTTTCATCATTCTTTTGCTTTATCTGATCAAGACGATGTAATTCTGCATTGTGATGAAGTAGTTTAACTGCTTCTGTGAGTTCGATTTCACCACGCATTAATTGCTGTCTTATTTCATAGTCCCTTATTGCTCTAGCAGACATTCCATAAATAGCAATTTCTTTTTCCATTGCAAGAACTTGTGCATCACCTGTTGCTTTTATTTCCTTTTCTTGCAGTGTTTTACTTAGTGCTTTTAATTTTTCCGCTTCTGCTTTTTTAATTGTTCCAGCCAGTGCTTCTTCTTCATATCCTGCTGCACGTAGAGCATGACCATGCAAACCGTATGTAGCAATTTGTTTTTCTAGTCTATCTTCTTGCGCTTCAAATGCTTTGGTAGTGTCATCAATGCTTTTATTCAGTTCAATATTTTGCTTTTTTAAAACATCAATACTAGCCTTTAATTCTTGTATTCTTTGCTTTTTTTCATCTGCATCTTTCGGAAAAAAGATCTCATTAAAAGACAAAGTTATGCTTGTTAAATCGTTTAATGCCCTTTGTTGCTTTCTCATTAAGGCTACATTATCAGATATTTGCCTTCCAACTTGAGTTCTGACTAATTCTTTTTGCGCTTCAGTCAAAGTATCAAAATTGTCTGCCAAATTTTTCATTTCTGTTTTAAGGTCTTTAGCTGCTTTGGTTGCGCCAAATAACCTTGGCAATAAAGCCATAGATAATGCAGCACCTACAGCTAAAACAGCACCAAGCAATGCACCGCCAGGTCCGAATAGAGAGGCAATCTGTGAACCCTGCTGACCAAACACCAACATGGCATTCTGACCCATCTGCAACTGAACCGCGACATCCTGTACCTGATGACCTACTTGTCCGAGACCACCACGCATGAATCTAAACTGCTGATTAAGGACTTTGCCTCGCTTCGCAGTCTTATCCATTTCTCTTTGCATATTACGAAAGCCAGACGATGCTCCGTCTTTTACTTTCGTTTCAATTACTGCTTGTGCGGTCTTAGCCATTATTCGCCTCAGTTTTTTCGTGCTTTACACGGAAATAGGTAAACCAATAATTAAACTCATCTGGTGTCATCGCTAAGATGGTCGAGAGAGGCTGACCAAGATGTTCTGCTAACTGAAACATAAAATATATATCAGTCGGCTCACCTTGGTCATTTATTAGTTTTTTTCGCGTTCCTCTTCGTCATCAATAGCAAGAACAAAATTCGCTACCCTGCTTAAAACTTCAGGGTCAACATTTTTCCTTAGCTTAACTTTATCGCCAATATCAAAAACAGGCTCACCATCTGCATCTGTCACGCCATATATTAAAGCGTAAACAAGATAGTCGGTGTTATCTCCATCGGCTCTGGTATACCACTTAGCCTTATCCTCTAAAGATAGGTTCTTCGAGTAGAGAGTGCAATCCCACTCATCTACCCGAATACTTCTAACTTCTTTACCACTAAAGTGCGCTACTGCACTATCAATTAAATTTCCCATGGTTTAGTACCTAAAGTTAATTATTGTTCGTCAATGTGACCATTGCCTGTTACTGAAAGAGAAGCCTCTACCAAACCGTCAACCGATACTGACTTAGATACAGAAGTAACAATTGCGTTACCTTCCCAGACTTCATTCGATGTGCCGCGAGGATATAGCTTGAGAAGTACGTCTGCACCTTCAGCTAGAGCCTGTTGCCCTGCATCACCATCATCCCAAATTACGTTAAGAGAAGCTGTCCAAGACTTTAATGTAGACTGTACTTTAGTCCAGCCTGCATCGTCTCCAACCGCTCCCATAGTAGTAACATCCTGCGTAGCCGCAGTTATTTCTAGTGAAAAATCTTTTACTTCGGCTACAGCTACTGATCCAGCGTAAACTGCGCCACCATATCCTGCATGAGTTGCCATTTTATTTACCTCTGCTAAAAAGCGTTATATTAAAGGGCGCAATCGCCATTAAGTTTGTGTATCAAGTTCATTTTCTCTTACCTGATAAGTTACTTCAACAGTCAATGTCGATACAGCTATAGGCTGATCTCCACCACCATCGAAATCTGCATCAAAAGATGTAATGCGCGTATCTTTAGCATTACCACCTCTTGTTAAATCCTGAGATAATGCCTCTTCTATCTCAAGGCATATTTGGTCAAGCGTATCATCATAGTCAGACACAGCTTTGACATAAACTTCTACTTGGAACTCACACCTTCTAGTCTGTAATCTAGGCGGATTTATTGTGTCATAAGTTGTATCTTCTGACTTATTATACAACAAAATACCAGGCAGTTTTGAACCATGCATGGGATAGACTCGACTCTGAAACACATTATTTCTAGTAGTCGATAAACCAGTTAATACTGATTTGATATTATCCCTAATATTTTTTCTCACATGGCTCATTCTTGATCCTCTAATGCTATCTCAGTAATACCAGTGCCATCATCCATAAGTATCGTAATAACATATAATTTGTTGCGTATCAGGAAACAATCGCCTTCTACTGCGTTTGGTATGTCAGCAGTTCTTAATGTGAGTCTAGGCTGAACAACAGCAAAGCTAACTGTGCCACCTGCATCAACTGACTGGTACTGATTGTCAAATATAGCAGTAATGGTACTCTTTGCTCTACCTGTAGGCATGAAAGTTACTGACTCGCCAAAGTCAGCTATCATCAATGCTCTATCATTCGCAGTTTCTACTGGCATTATTTCTTTGCTCTTTTCTTAGG